GTTCTGTTTGTCGATAATAGGTGAAGAAATAAATGTCTCTAAGATTCTCTCGTTATACCACTCTGGTCGATAGACCTGCCACTTAGTATCTTTAGCATCTGCCACAGCCTAAGATTGGCTACGTGTATATAAACAATAATTACTTTCCGGAAACTACGCCAACTCTTTCTTTTTTTCAATTGCAAGAGAAATTATTCTTTTCTTTATTTTAGGACGTTTATCTAATATTGCTAAATATGCAAAAGCTACTGGCTCTAAAAAGAACCCTGACTTCTCAAGACCTACTTTTAAATGCCAAGGACTTATGCCATATATTTTAGCATACTGTATTATTGTTTTACTTTTTACACTTACATCTTTAGGTTGATAACTGCCAAATTCTAAATGATATGCCGCAGGATGATTGCTTCTAACTTCAATTCTACCCTCATCTGCTACAACATATATTGAATCTACTAATTTTCCAGTTCTACTTTGTATTTTTCTTTTAAGAATTTCTTTGGCTTTCTTTTCAATCTCTTGTGCAAACTCCCATGCTACTTCTTGTATTATGTCTTCCCAATTTGCATATTTAGAATAAAATCTAAATGCTTTTCTTGTTTTTTCAAAACCACGAGTTTCAAGCGTTATATTCATTGATAAGACGCTACTTCTTCAACAGAAGCATCACCGTACTTTTCTTTCCACTTACGATTTACTTTGTTAGCAACATTCTTTCTCATTAACATTCTTTGATTCTTGTTGTACTGTTTCATGTACTCGCCCTTGTTATTCCAAGCCCTCTCATGCTCACACTCTTCACAGAGACCATTAGACATTAACCGAACTCGACTTTCTCCTGCCATACACTTCTTGCAACTCTTCACGGTTTTAACGCCCCTACTTCTGGCTTAGCCTCATCAGGCATACTAACTTGTGGCTTGTCTGGAAGTACTAGATTTCCATCCTTATCCAATGTAGCTTCTATTCCTACCTTATTTAGTACTGTAATTATATTTGCTTTCTGTAACATGTTAGCTAATGCTTGTTGCTCGTTCTTTGCATTGATGTCTGCAAACTTGACCTTCCAAGTTTTGATTCCCATCAACTTCATCAATGGTTTCAAAAAGCCCATCTCCAAACATTGCTGAGTTTCTAACACTGTCCTGTCAAACAAAGATATCTGCTCGCCTTCTGCATTCAACCCACCTACGCCTGCTGTACTACCTGTTACTATCGGCATAACTCCATACGATGCGTTTATGTCGTTGTTAATGCGCTCCATGTAAGGCAAAGCCATCAACTCATCCATGTTAGGCATAACTGGCACAAACTTAGCCTGACCGCTTCCCGTACCTTCTCCCCTACTACTTATAATAGGAACAAAGTTTGGATTCCTTCGAGTTTCCTCTGCTATGTATTCTCCTAACCGATTTAATGATTCCTCATCATGTCCGGGAATATCAAGAAAACCTTTAGGTGGCCTCTCTAATTTGTAAATCTTATTTTGGAAGTTTTCAATAGCAAGTGCTGTTTCGATTTTCTTAGAAAGACCTATAATCGGCGACTGTCCATATAATCGGGCATTCGCACTGTATTTATTAAAATGAATTATTTCATCCCTTGCAAAAGGAATCTTGTCCTCATCCTGACCCATGTCATAAAAGTAAGCCATAGGTTCTGCATCAAACCCACCTTCTCCCTTTTCTCCTTTTGCCAAAGGCTCTCTAGTGATTATATCAAAATATTCATCATTCTTAAACTTACCATAGTCATCAACCGCAAATCGCATTTGCTTTGCATCCTCTACCCAAAGCTCCTTGACTATCTTACCATCTGTTCCCTGAATCCTATCGTAAACAATACTTACCCAACAATCGTCAAATACTTCTACTTGTCGTATCATTGCTTTAAAAAATTCACTTGCCGTAATGTCTGCATTACCGCCACTTGGATTTCTAAGAAGAAGCTCTAGCATTTTTCTTTCTTCCTTATCACCCGTATCTCCAACAGCGTGATACTCCCATCCCTTCGCCACGGATTGAGAAGCTATTCGAGTGATTACGGTTCTGAGATGAGAATACCTGTCAGCTAATTGTTCTAAATAATTCTGGTCTACTGGTGGAAGGATATCTGCCTTAAACGCACGATTAGTACCTGCCGTACCATACGCAGGAGTCCTTGCATCCTTCAATACACTGGCTGTGTTTCTCTCTATCAAATCCTCTAACGCGGAACGCTTCCGCACTGGCTTTCGCCCTAAAAGTCTATCGTACCATGCCAAGTTGTATCGCCTCTACTGTAGTAATTATCTTATTAAGCTTTTCCTTTTTCTGAATCACATCAAGACTTTTCTTAAGCCTTTTACTCCAACTGTGGCCCGAATTGCCACCCATCATCTTCCACATTATCAAACCCTTACTTGGGTTCTTTTTATTATTAAAATTCTCAGCAGGCGGGTCTACCTTCTCATGCCTTCTGTAATATGTGTCTATACTTACTGCCGTCTTGTAACCTATGTCCTTCTGATATCTCAATTTTTTGTTAATCCTCTTTGTAACCTTTCCACCACCATAACCATGCATAGCTCTCAAATCTCTACCCTGTAATGCTTCCTTCTTTACACCACGAGGAATCCTGTACCTATCTCGCTTATCGCCCATTGTAATCTCTCACGTATTTTCTAAGCAGCGGTTCCACTAAGACGCCCGTGGGAACATTCTCCGCCTTAGCAATCTCTTTAAGGCTCTCTTTGGTAGCGCTGCTAATTCCATAAATTTCCAACCTCGTTCGTTTTTTCATAGTCTGGTTGGATGTCTCGTAGGTGCTTGATGTATATAACCTTTTCTATATGTAATCCCAACTAACGTACGCTAACCCCTTTTTGTTCATTCCTTTAATAGCTAACTCACACATCCACAACGCCATCACCGCATCAGGTGTGTGACCCTCTAACCTACCATTCTTACCGTAAACTAACCTAGCCAGACCATCTGTCAACTTTCTAGGTCCCGGACGACTTGCCTCTCTTATTTCTTTCTTCCATGGAATCTGGTATCTTTCTTTCTCAAACTCCAAGGCCAACCCCGGTATGCCCACGTCGTGTGAGTGCTTTTCTCTTCCCGTGTTGTGACCTTCGACCGGAAGGCCCGCCAAGTCACTCGCGCTATGTACAACCAATCTCTGATACCCATTCGATTCTATCATTATCGTGTCTGGATTAAAACGTTTCGCAAGTTCTCTGATTTTTAACACTTGTGTTTCTAACCAACCACTTCCTTTTGCCATTACCTTGCCTGTCCAACTATACAAGAGCCTACGATACTCCGTACGCTTATTATAAGCCACAAGACAGTAGCTTGTCTCATCATTCTGACTGTTCATACCCACAGCCAAGTCAACGCCCATTACGACGCTTATATCTTCATCGTACTCTGGCAATCCCATATCCAATTTGTCGTCCAAACATCTCTGAAGAACCTCATAAGGTATAACTGCACTCTCTGGGTCCAATGGATTTAACATATACTCAGACTCAAAAGCCCGACTTCCCATTGTCTCCTTCTCTTTGTCAAGCCTTTCCTGATTCCAATACTCTGGCCAACGCGGACTTCCATCCTCCAACAAAGCAGGATGTCTTACTACATTCCACTCCTTACTTCCCGACACCCAATCTGTAATATCTCCAACTCTTTTCTGCGTTCCTACCAATAACATCTTGGACTCTGGCAACCTCATCGGCATTACAACCCTCTGAACGTAATGAATTACCTTCTCATCAGTCAAATTAGGAAACTCCTGCAAAACGTCGTCCAGAATTATCATATGAACGTGAGGTCCTTCCAATGCCTTACCAATACTTGCAGCAGCTACCCTACTTCCATTGTTAAATCTCTTAGCGCTCTTACGTATTGTCACCTTCCTATCATCTGACTTTTCTAAAAACGCACTGAGTCGCCAACTTCGCTTACAAAGTTCCTCAAACTGCTCCAACTTGTCCCAAGCCTGCTCCAATGTCGCTGAAATATACAAAGCCCTGAAGTTTGGCTGCTTGTGCATATAATATGCCAGTACACACAAACCCCAAGTCGTCTTCAAGTGACCCCTTGCACAAATTATTGATGCAAATTCTCCCTTCTGGAAATTATCCTCCCACTGGTCATGCATATCTCCCAATGGAACGTAAGTCCCCGGCTCTTGGTCCATATAGTCTCGCATTACCTCATCTATGAACTCATTCAAAGTTAAAGGCTGCTCATTCATTATCTCCAATGCACCTGCAATGGCTTGTGTAATGTGCTTACTGTTGTCCATCTCTGTACTTACGGATAGTTACAACTATCTCTTTAACGTCTTTGTCATTAATTATAAGCAACTCATGCATCTTAT